TCTCTTTAGGTAATTGCTTGGCTAAATCAGGTGTGAACTGCCTCAAGGCTTTACGAAGTGCGACTGCGCCCTTTACTGCGACTGGCATCTTTCATCTCCTTGTTTCGATCTTTCATAGCCTGTAATAGAGCCTTGAACATTCTCGAATCAAGTTCGAGTAAGTCATTAGGCGCGATCTTTGTTTCCAGACTTACTCTTGCGACTAAGTAGGTAAAAGAGTCACGCCCTATAATTCCGGGTCATCATCGAGGACTTCCACTTTTAAGAGTGTGTCCAAGAATTCTGCACCAAACATCTTGACAGTTTCACCGCTACGGCGAATGCACTCCCAAGCCAGCCAATACACATCACTCTGTTTTTCATCGTCACGGAAGGCTTTGTGAAAGCCTTTCTTGGCGTAAACCTCAAATGCGTATTCGATCGATGGGGTTATCTGATGTTCAGATACAGAGCCATCTGCCCTTGTGATCTTTAGCTTTGCCATTCTTTTAGCCCTTTTCTTTAGTAGTTAGATTATGACCAAGTACCAGTTGTTGCGATTGCTGTCTTGCTGTTGCAGGTAAATGTAAGATCCATCATACCTTCATCAGCGACAGCACCGTTAATGTCTGTTAAGTTGTCAACCAAGATTGTGCCTGAATATAGAACGTTAGTTGCTGATACAGCAGCTGATGAATCTTGGATTGCTGCGAAAGCAACAGTTGTGCCATAAGCAGCCTGAAGAGTTGCTAAAACATTTGCTGCCGCTGTGTCGTTCAAGAATGACACTGTGATGGTATCTGCTGAAAGTCCGGTAACGAACTTGTGAGCTGTGTCGCCCATAGCAGTAACTTCGATTTGATCTGATTGACGGTTAAGTGTGAATGCAGTTACATGATCTGAAAGATTGATAGTGGCAATCTTTAGACCAACTTTGTTATTTAGAAAAATTGCCATGATTATTCTTCTTCCTTCTTAGTAGTTACTGGCTTTGCTGGTGCATCGGTGATCTGACCAATCTTCTTCAAGAAGGCTAGATCCTCTGGTGTTAGGTCTGACATGTTAACTCCAACTTGTTAGGATTGATACGGACATCTCGCAGCTGAGCAGATCACCTGATGCAGCATTGAGAACACTTGGGGCAGATACACTGCCTACATTATACGTCAAAGAACTAGCAGCTAATAAGTTAAACACTCTAACCAAGTTAGTTTCAATGCCGTTTAGGTTGCCTTCGTTATCAAATAAAGGCACTGTAATAATAATCTTGAAATTAGCCAGGGGGCTGACTGTGTTGCGCGCATTATTGCTTGGCGCGAGGTAAGGATCGTCTGGGCTTACGATAACTGAGTTTGCTAATACAACACTTGGCGGAAACGCGAATGTCTGCCAAAGTGAGTTGTCAACTAAGGCAGTTGCAAGAGTAGTTCGAAGGGTCGTGATCGATGCTGGCATTAGCCCACCATTGAGCGAGGGTCTAGCGCATGTGCGATCAATCCTCTGACCTTAGCGAGAAGCTGTGCGCTCATTCGGTAAGGTGAGGGCTGGAAATCTACGGAGTTAGAACCAGTCAAAGTGCTGGTTCTTGCTTGCCAGATCTCGACAGCTATCATCAAAGCGGCATTCTGAATAGCCATGTCGGCTGTCCAGTCTGTGTAAGTTCTCGAAGCAACTGAGCCATAAGGGGCAATAGCATGCTTAGGTTGAGCAGTCGCATGAGCCGTAGCCATGCTAATTGAATAATCACCAACTGCTGTGATTACTTTGCTTCCGTTGTAATTAGTACCAGAATTGGTAATCGTTACAGTTTGACCAACATAAAAAATCTCTTTGACAGGATCATTGAAGTAAAGAGTTCCTGAACCAACGACATTTTCATGAGCTACTGAAAAATAAGTAGGACTCCATAGCATTGGCAATAAAACTGCATCTGCTGCATCGCAGACTTCTTGGATTGTTGCATCTGGGTACAGCGAGCCAACGCCAAGCGTTGCTTTGAGTTCAGCTACTGTGCAGAGTGCCATTCCAATTCCTTTCTAAAGACCAAGAGGGGGCAAGGGCTATGCCCCCTCTCAGCGACTTAGTGGGCTTACGCCTTGTTGTTCTTGAATGCGCCAGCAGCAACCTTAGTTGCGATTGCGCCGAAGCCGTAGTAACCGATGGTTACTTGACCTGCTGCTGTTGATTCTGCGCGTAAGCGGTATGTAGGGCTTTCGTACCATGTGTAAGCATCTGGGTTAACGATAAGGATTGTTCCATCGCCATCGCCACCGTTTGTTGGATCAACATAGAGGTTAAGTCCTGCAACGTTGCCAGTCAAGCTTGTAGGTACTGCAACGCCAGGTTGATTCATAGGATTTGAAACCTGTGAATAAATTGGACGTCCAGCGTCGTTTAGTTGCATGAGGCTGCCCCATTGTCCACTTGAAACAATCATGTTGCGAGCAAATGGATTTGGAAGTCCTGCTGTTGCTCCATAAACAGAAGCTGAACCGCGGCCAATAATACCGAGAAGTTCTGTCGCTGTTGGATATGTTGCAACTGTTGTCGCATCAAGTGTTGCACCTGAAATAAGTGCTGCGTTTACTGCTGCGTTAGTAGCCTTTGCATAAGCTGCTGCCATGTTGCGCACTAGCTCATCAAAGAATGCTGGAGAAGTACGATCTAGAAGTTCAACAGAGAATGTCTGTTGTCCAGCATACTTCTTAACTGTTACTGACAAGAACGCTGCGTTCTGATCTGTATCTGTAAATGCTGCACCTTCTGCAACTTCACCGACTGCTGGCATTTGTGTGATCTTTGGGATCTCAAATGTCATACCGGCATCTGGAAGCACTCCGCGAGAGATTGCATCGATTGATGGGCGGATTGTTGTGCCAAGTGGGTTGATGATTTCATTTAATTGACGAGTTGGTACAAGACCAGCGTTGTCTGTTGTGTCATCTGCTGCAAGTAGGTATTGACGAGCTGACTCATCACCTAGTGCTGCACGAATTGTGTTTTCTGCATACTTAGCAGCTGTTACTTCAATGCGTGGCTTTGTGTAAGCCATTGCTGTGACAGTTGGGCGAGCAGCTTCGACCGCTGGTGCTTCAACTGGTGTTGCTTCGACTGCTGGAGTGGTGTTTTCCACGGTGGCTGTCTCGCTTTCTGTTGGTTGGGTTGATTCTTCTACAGCAGATTCTTCTGCTGCAATATCAGTAACTTGAGCTGACTTAAATGCTGGCTCAGTCACTAAACTTACTTCGACCAAGCGAGCAGCGGATACATAAGTCACGCCGTCCTTGATCTTTGATTTTAGAACTTCTGCACCGATGCTTAATCCTGATTGCAATCCTTCTTCGGCAAGAATCAAGGCTTCTGTACCGCGCTGTGAGCGACTTACAGAAAATACAGCATCGATGGAGTTCTCTGACTCGGAGAAGCTGACGGCACGACCCAAAGGTTTTTTAGAATCATGTTGGTTTAATAATTTAATAGTCTTAGGATCTGGGATCTCGATTGATCCAGAAGCAAAGATAACCTTGCCCATGTTGGTCGATCCTGCTTCAATGTTAAGAGGCACGATCTTGCCTGAAATAGTGCGATTGGCTGAATCGGCTGTTAGTTCAGCTGCGAAGGTGATTATCTGGGTCATTCCATACCTTGACTTCCGTTAGGTGTTAGATCTGTCATTGCCATTGCTTGTTCTTGAGTAATGAGTTCAAGAGTTAATAGTTTTTCGATAACTGCCAGTTCTTGTAATGGATCAGTTCTCAAGAAGTTCTTGTCAATGTCAAACTTGACAACATTGCCGCGAGCAGTGATGTCGTCCATTGATAAACGATCTTCAATGGCTGTAATAAATGGTTGCAGAGATAATGTCAAGAATTGCTTGCGCTCATCTTGCACATTTGCATAAGTCATTGAGTTGTTCTGATCTGCTGAAACATAATAAGCAGGGACATTGCAAAGGCGCGCAATTTCAGTTGCCAGGTTGAAAATTGCTTCTCCGTACATCATCTCTTTCGGTGAGAATGACACTGGCTTATATTCTAAAGTGCTTGTTAGATAAGCAGTAGAACGATTGTTGCGAGCAGTGCGCCAAGCAGCTAATAATCCTGAAACTTCTTTAGGATCAAGATCCGCACCGGTATTTTTAATATAACCAGTTGCCATTGGAGTTGATGCAGCAATCGCTGCTGCCTTCTGGACATCGATAGCCGCGCGAATTGTTTGAATGCCTGTGTTCAAGATACCTGGAAGCAAAGATTGGAAAGTAATCAAACTACCAAGGCCGTCCATTGGAAGTGTAGTTCCATCAACTGCGTAAGACTTAACAAAAGTGTTAGTGCTATCTAAAGTTGCAGTTACGCGATTGTTAGCGATCCATTCAAAGCGAGATGGTCGTCCATCTTCATTGTAAACTTCAACGACCTGCCAGAAGGCTTGCGAATATAGAAGCAATGATTCAACTGTGTAAGCGATCGTAACTGATCGAGGTTGAGAATATGAAGGCTGCTCTAACCAGACTGGTGAGCCAAGTTCTTCGTTAGTTGATTTTCTGTAAAGCTCTAAAGGGATTGCGCCGATAGTTCCCGCCAAAAGATTGCGGCATCTTTGCAACGCTGGTACCGACAGAGCATCTTCTCTGCTGACGAATGCGTATTGGAACGGCATCGCATAAGGCGAATACTCACCAAGAACTTGAGGGGCATACTGCGCTTCGACAGATGACTTTTTAGAAGGTGATTCTGCGCGCGAAAATATACCCATGGCCTAAATGATAGCACAACCTAGACAGATTGCTAGTATTTGTCAAGTTATAATTTGTGGTTTTGGTTGAGGGATCATCAGCTTCGATACAACCATTGCCAAGCCGATTGGGGCTGAGATATCTCCAGCAGACTTTCGCTTAATGATTCGCCATGCTGAGTCGTTGACTTTAGCTGCACAGTTGTTCATCTGCTGGATCAATTCGGCTTGCCCATTGTGGACTATTCGATGATTGACTAAACCTTCCAGAAGGTCGCCACAGGCCTTGTAGAACTGTTGCCCTGATACGTCCTCGATCATAACTCCAGCGTTGCTTAATCGATCTGCAATGGTCTGGGTAGCGTACTTGTCAAAGCAAACTAGGCGCGGTTTATAGATGTCGCACCAACCCTTGATCGATGCAGCCATCTTGAGTTCATCGATGGCGACTTGTGAGCTGTAAGTTTCCAAGATCCCGATGCCAATCCGTCCATCTGGGAGTAATTGTCCTGCGACCAGTGATCCGTTCCGCCGTGACGGACTGACATCGAAACCGAATACAGTATAAGCCCCTGGACTCATTTCCAACGTATTATCTGAAGTTTCTTCTAATACGCCATGAGGCCAAGGACTTGAAAGGCTATCAATCCACTGGCAAAGGGTTTCGGTTCTTGTATTTTCAATCGGACTGGTTGCAATAGCTTCTTCGATTGCATCTTCGGTAATTGTGTAGCCAAGGGAAGGGTTTGCTAAAGCCCAGGCACTTCGATCTGTAATTTTGCAATACTGAGGTGCTGAGTATTCGTAAAAGCCAAAAGACTTTGGTGGATAATCGATAGCCCGTTCTCTAAGGTCATTAAGCACAGTGCTGAAAGCATCACCAGCATTGGAAGTTAAAAGAGTCTGCGAATTAGGGTGCGCTCTAGTCGTTGGAGTAGCAGCCCGGAATCCGTCCTCGGTGATTTCACGGACTTCATCGATGTAGAGCAAACCATTGACTGATCTTCCGCGAGAGCCGTCGCGAGTAGCTGCTACGACATCAAGCCTTGCCCCAGATAGCATCTCGATCGACTCAGTGCCGTTGGCGTGTCGGATCTGCTTAACGAATCCCTTTAGATGGTCATTGGTTTCTAAAAGGTGAGTTACTTGCCTAAAGGTATCCAAAGCCATGCTTCGATTTGAGGACATGATCAAAACATTGGTATTCCACTTGATCAAGTGAGCAAGAATCAGCATTCGTGCTAAATGGGTCTTGCCGTTCTGCCTGGCTACCAAGATCAGGTTAGTTTTGCGAATCCAGTTGCCCTTTTTGTCAATCGTGAGCATATCTTTAAGAACAAACTCCTGCCAAGGCATCAAAGGCATCTTTACGATCTCACAGAGATCCTTGACATCTTGCAGCTTGTTTTCGCCCTTGAGAAGTGGACTGTGAAGCCTTGGTTTAGTTGCCCCTCGTAGGGCTTTGGATCTTTTGGGCTTATCTGTCATTGACTCGGACTAGGTCGGGTCTTAAAAGGACTATCCAGCATCGGTTCGGACTGTGTCGGGGAGATATTGCCAGG